TGAAGTTATGGCATCCTGATAAAAATCCTTAAGGAAAATGTCTTGTGTTAATTGATGTTTTGTTCCTTTTCCAGTGAACATTCCACCGATAGCAGAAGTTGCATGTTGGCCAAACAGACTGCTACTTATATCACCTAGTGTGTCAGTAAACTTCCCTTCGTTTACTTTCGTAGCATTTAACTCATTAATCTTCATTTTTCTTCCTCAAAGACTTTGCGAATCTTGCTTGATCTTTACTCTTAATTGCACTGAGTAGTTTTTTTTCAAGCAATTCAGCCTTTTCGGAAGAATAATGACGATTCATCAACTCGATTAGATTGATGGCACTGGTGATAATATTGGAAGCACGGGACTCAATAATATGAGTCATGTCCTTAGAATCCCCTAACGACTGTAATTCCTCAAGAAGGCTTTTTGTTTTCTTTTGCATTATACTGTATTTATGCGAATTTAGGATTTCTTAAGGGAATTGAGCAATGATTTCAACTGTGCGGATTTTACATCTGCAACTACATGCTTTTCCGTAGGGGCTACAGTTGTGTTTACCATATCATTTACGGCCCCGACCTGACTCGTATTTTTGATTTGACTCATAATCTGACTGGGAGTGGGTTGCGGCTTCTTGTCCCCTTCAGGATCCTCGTCTGTAATACGCATGGTTTCGACATTGTACTCTAGATCGATTTTCTGACCCACACCAGTGGAGCTACGAGACTTCATACACTGAATCTGATACTTTCCTCGCTCTCTCAAAGACCTAGAAGTAAAGATTCCGAACACATAGTCAGCAGTATTGATCTTACTAATACCACCAGCAATATGACTGTGATCAAACTCGATTTCTTCAACCGCACTACGATTCAACTGAGACGCAGTAATCATTAATATTCCTAGTTCCTTCGCTAGATTACGCAGTTCTTCAGAAACATACTTGTCTTTGATAAACTGATCTGTGGGATTTACCTTGACAGATACTGGCATAACCAAATCAAGATAATCTACCATTACAAAGTCAATCTTGATTCCAGTCTGAATCTGAACTTCCTTGATATAAGAACGAATAGCATTGACGTTAGACTGTGCAGGAAGACTCTTCACTCGATACTGTCCAGCCTTCTTAGCTGACATTTTAACACGTAATTCAGTAGTATCTAGATCCTTGCGAATTTCTCTAGTACTCATTGCTGTCAGCATTGCGTCAGTACGCAATGAAGTCAATTCCTCTGAAAGTTCTAGTGTGATATAAACGCCGCTCAGTCCCTGCTGCAACCAGTTAAGCGCAATGTTCATCATCACTAATGATTTACCGGATCCTGAACCACCGGCAAAGATGTTCAGTTCCCCGCGACTCATACCACCATACATAACACGGTCAAGCTGAGGCCAGCCTGTCGATACCTGACCACCCTGATTGAAATACTTATTCAATCGTTCTTTGGGGTCCGCAAAGTAATCAGTACCCATGTCACGCTGCAATGAGATTTGCACAGCATCCTTGACTAATTTTTCAACTGGATCAAACTCACCCTTCTCAAGCAAATCTGCTGCCTTAAGAATCGCTCTTTCAAGTTCTTGACGCTTAGTAAACTTCTCAAACTCTTCTAGAAACCAGTCATAGTGACCCTCATCTAGATCAGGAATAGGATCGATAGCCTCTCCTGTAGTTGCCTTGATCTGTGTAGCATCGGGCATGATCGCATATTTTGTAGTATGCTCAACGATGAACTCTGCGGCTGGTCGTAGAGTACGATCAAAATTCTGTGCATTCATGATGTTCATAACGCGAGTATATAATTCCGCGTTAGTTACCATCATTTGCAAGAACAGCCGCTGAACAGCAGTGTTATAGTCTTTTATCAAGCTTCTTCCTTTTCATTTCTAATTTGATCTTACTATTAGTTGAATGCTGAATGATACTTAGTAGTGTCGGGAGCTTTCCGTATTTTACTACAGCATCATTAACATCTTTAATTCCAGCTTCCCAGTTAGGAATACTGACCTGAAAGCCCAAATCAAGTGCCTTGTCACACAGACTTAAGCCAGCCTTATCTTGATCTGGAACAACTATAATCGTTCGGTTGAGTTTTCTAAGTAAGTTTGCTTGTGACTCATTGATGTCGTTGTGTGTTAATGCACATCCACTAATGCTAAGTGCGTCAAAGATACCTTCTACCACTATACAGACTTGCCAGTTCGGCTTCTGAAAGTCATAACCGAACACATAGCCTTCTTGTTGCTCACTCAAAAACTTAGGCTTCAATGTATCTAGATATCTAGATGTATTCCCCACAAGTTTGTTTTCAAAGGTGAACGGAATGATAATTCGATTTCCATTTCTTCCCGTAACATGGGGAGTGATCAAAAATGGATACTCACTGGTAGAAAGTCCTCGACCACTCAAGTAGTCAACATACTTTTTATGTTCGGGAATATCAGGATTTATTATTTCCGCACCTTCAGGAAGCTTGGCTTCATCAAACTTCACTCTTAACATCTTCTTCTTTGGAAGATACAAGTCTAATAAATCTCTCTGCTGTAGACTCTCTAGATTCCATTTTGCGATATCACTATCGTCTGCACCTAACCAAGATAGAAACTGTCGTAGATTAGAAGATAGTGACTTGCCCAACATAAACCCGCATTTGAAGTTGCAGTTGAAGCAATGATAAGACCAGTTATTCTGCTCACCAAATTTGATGCCTCCGCGACCACGCTTGTCAGCTTTGTGGCCTCGATTATGGCAACAGGGCGCGTTGAAACTAGTCCAGCCGCTACCTGTGCTTTTCTTTTTACCCGAGATTAGGGTGAGGATATCAAACATGCAGTCAGTATAACACCCTGAGTGTTATCGTGCAATGATGTTGGTTACTGCGCCTGCATTACTAGTGAATGTCATACGAACAAAAGGATGGAATCCTCTAATCGTGTATCCTTTGGTCTCAGTAATGTTAGCCAAATCAGGATCTACTATAATTGGATACCAGTCACTATCTACTTGAGTGGATCCTTGGATAGTTACATTCCCATAAAATTCAGTATAGTGAGTCTGAATAGTAAGAATTGGATTGTCCGATGTGTTGATAGTGCTAGTTACATAAGTGACATTGCTTGCCCCACCATTGGATAGATTCGGGAATGGTTGTCCAGTTGGAATAGTGACATTTGCAGAAGGGACAAAGGATGGGAGTACAGAGTTGACGATATTCATATCACCGCGGGCGCCAGCATTCTGATCTACGAATACCGGATAATCAAATGCCCCTACTGGGATTTCAAGAGAGTAGTATGCTTTCTGTGCAGGAATATCTTCGATGTCTGCTGCGTTTAAACTCAATGAGGCGATTCCGGTAAGTGGAACATCCAAATCAAGTGTTTTTGCAATTAGTACTGCACCTCCGTCATATCGTAAAACTCTGCATGTAATGCTCTTTCCTGTAATGTCAACTGGTTTCTGTTCTTGGTTCAAGAACTGAAATTGAATCTTGTTATCGACACCTTTGTTTAATGTCAGGGGTTTGGCATAGACGGGCATATATTTCCTCGGTGAATTTCCTGAAAGGAGAACAACTATTTGACGCTGAGTATAAATGAAAACTGATGTCGAATACACAAATTGCTCCTTGATCTAATATTTAGTCGAGGTAAATATTAAATTATTATGTTTGGGCAACCTAGAGTAAATAACAAAGATCATGGATAATAATGACTTTTTCAAAAAACTTACTGATAATCACCCATTCATTTCGGTGTGTTCTTACGCCGCACAAGACTATGTAGGGATCATTCAAAATCGTGATGACATAGTAACTACACTATATGACTACGGATCGATCATCCAACCCGAGCTTAGAACAAAATTTCTAGAATTAGGTGATATGTGGTGGTGGGAATCAAATAGATCGATACCCATCAACATTTTTCTAAAAGCTGATTGGGCCATATTCAAACCCTATATCAGAACATTCAATAACAAGAGTCTAGAAATTATTCACGGTCCAGTAGTCAGTATGACCGAGTTCACTAAAAAGCGAGCAAAGAGAAAAAGCATCACGCTTGTCAAGCGGATGCCTTAGATTTCTTCTTTTTCTTTAATTCTTTCTTACGCTTATTCTGTGCTAAGTTTAAGCTAACTTCTCCCACTCGCTGATCAAAGGTCACCCCGATCAAATGATCAAATTCGTGTAAAAATACTCTAGCTTCCAACCCGTCTAAATCACGCTCAACGACTTCCCCTAAGGTAGACTGATACTGTACTGTGCAGGAAATTGGGCGCTTTACCTTCAACCATAGTTCAGGGAAGCTAAGACATCCTTCTAGATCAGTGGCTTTTTCTTCTGACAGAGACACAATCATGGGGTTAATACAAACCACCATCTTAGTGAAATTCCCCATAATGAAGATGCGCTTGTCTACCCCTACCTGAGGGGCAGCAAGACCTACACCACCGTTCTCAGTCAATACGCGAACCATGTCCTTTACTAGTTCAGTGGGATCCCCGTCTACAGAAAAATCCCATTCGGTGGATGCTGTATGTAGAATATCGTCATGTTCATCAATTAGCTTTAGCATTTATTATCCTTTCGTTAGTAAATTCATATGCACAACTACTAAATGTGAGTAAGCTAGACTATGACTTTTTTTAAACACATAACCTGTAGGATCTTTGTCCCACACTGTTTCGTTGATTTCTTTCCAAGTCTTTCCTATCAGATGCCTCTTGGCTGGTCTAATGACTGCTAGAAACATCGCAAGTCTGGTAATCGAGTCGATTGGTTCTGGCATCTTACGAATTGAATCAAACTGACTTCCCAAGTGAATCAACTGTTCAACAAACTTACGATCTTTTAACTTAGACCAGTCAGGTTCTTTCATCAACTCATAAAGATGTTCTTCATCCCTTACTGAATTATAAATGTAGACATTAAGCAAGTCGAGTTTAAAATAACCACGCTCATCTGCTTCCGCATAATCCAGTGAACACATGTCGTATTCGGGATCATATGGTATTTCTGTGATATAGACTCCGCTAGGATGTCTGCGAATAGGATCAACCTTTCGCATAGCAGCATGGACATGGGTAATATGCGATAACAGTTTATCGCGGTCTCCCAAATCGATGTCAATGTCCGAATCTATTCTCATTCAAATCCACTTCAATAAGAAGATAACATACAATTTTTCGTCAACAATCTCATACTTATCGGTGATCTTTTCATCGATAATATGAATTTTAAGACCGTAGTTCTCTTCCACATACTTGCTAAATTCAATGAGGTTCAGTTGATCAACTGATGTAGGTAATGTTTCTAGAAACTCTTGCCGAATTTGTTTTAATGCTTCCCAAAAGTCCCATCGATTTTTGCGATACTCGATGTCGGGATCCTCTGGGTCATAGTCTTCAAAATGACCCAACCTACCCATTGAAACTTTCATCGAGTAACCAATCCAGCCGTCATTAGCTTCTGATACGCCTTCTGCACAACAATAGCCTGGCGTTCAGCATCTTCTACAGCCTTGTGAGTAGTAGTGTGTCCACCGTCGGATAATTTTACACCCGCGATTTCAAATAATGTTCTAGTGTCTCTCACCGTATAGAAAGGCCATGGGATAGGATTAGGATATGAA